GAAAGAGGCAGAGACACCAACAGCATCTGCAACGCTCGAATCAATGGTGTAGTTTTGAATTTTTGAATTTAATAAGACAACTTTGTTCCCAGCTGTGTCTCCACCTTGATAAATAGAAAGGGGAGTTGGAGTTGCTGATCCAATGACAGCTTGAAGTTCTTCATCAACTGCATCTGATCCACCATCATAAAATCCAGTTAGAGAAGCTGATGCTGTCTCAATAGATGAAATATAAGTTGCTTGATCTGAGCCAAAGGTTGTTGTTTCGTTTAGTGCTTGTTCTCTTGAAAAACTTGCATCACTAAAGAATGCAGTCAGATCATTAGCTCCGAATAAAATCTTGTTGTCTTTTCCTGCGATAAATGTGGGCATATTATTCCTCTTCTAATTTCTTTGCTTTGTCTTCTGGCAGAACAAGTCCTTGCAAAACCATCCACCTTGGAACTTGCACATCGACTGGATCACCAGCTTTAAATTCTTTTTTCTTAATTTCACAATCAACGATTGCAATATAATTTGTCTTTTTTGTCATATCTACTCCGATAGTGTTGCTTGAGCTTCTAAGTCCATCTCGATGAGACATATTCTGCCCTCATCAGATAGTGTGTTTTCAATCTGCATATTTGAGATTCGTGAGACAATCACAGCTCCATTAATGGTTGAATCATCGTTTAATTGATCTATAACTTCATTAGCTAGTGCCAGAGACCTGCTTTCTGTGGTGGAGGCAACAGAGTCTCCAGCTCCAGCTCGAAGCGTGTATATAAATATTTTTAGATCCAGATCTTCTTCATAGACTGATCCAAAAGCTTGAAAATCGGTTGAAGAGTTTGCATCTCCTAAATAGATCATCTCTTTCTTTGGAGCTTGATCAATAGGAGCATATTTAAAGATTGCAACACCATTGAGACCAGCTCTTGCAGATAACTGCGTTTTTAAGTTGTCTCTTACTGTTTTAACAACTGAGTTGATCGCCATTAAACACCAAAGACCTTTTCTGAGTTTTCATCGATCCATTGATTAACTTCTGGGATTCTTGTAGGATTTTTGAATCCTCCTCCTTGTGTGACAAGAGAGATATTCCCCATCTCATCATTGAAAGAAGTTGCTCGATCTGGAATGTTTGTTGAGATAATACGATCTAATAAAAGCTTTAACGCAATACGATCAACACCATTCTTGAGAAAGTCCCAACCATATTCATAAGATATAACAATTGGCATTGGATATTCAGAAGTTGCTTCTGGAAAGAATCCATCTGTTCTGTGAATGAATCCTGCTTTGTTATCAATTTCAAAGTTAGAGGTTGCAATTGTTTCACCGAGTATGGTCACAGAGATCACCTTATTCACATTGAAATGTGGGACAGATAACACTCTTGTTGTGTCACCCTCCATTTTTTCTAAAGAATATTTAGGTGTCCACGAAGCTCCTGTCCATTGTTCTAATAGATCAGTGATCTTTGCTCTCTCTTCTAAGATAGTTGCATCTGGATAGTCACTAGCAGAAGCAAGTTGTTCAATATCGAATGTTCTTGCTTGTGCTTCAGTGAATAAAGGAAATCCAAGGATCTCGTGATTTGTTCTAAGCTTTTGAACCACAGACTCCCAAGTTCCAGACCAAACTGCATAAAGTTTGTTCACATTGGTTGTGTTTGCAATGCCTAGATCATAATAATAAATCCCAGTGGTGTCAGTTGTTGCTGTTTGTTCATTAATGATCACATTTCCAGCTTCATCTGTCACAGTGACTGTGACTGATCCACTGGCATTTGTGAGAGTGCCATCAATATAAGCATTAACATAGATCCGACCTAACGAATCTTTATATATATGCTGAGTTCCATTTCCAACTGAATAACCGATCATTTGCGACCTTTAGATCCTTTTTTCTTTTTAGATTTCATCTTCTTGCCATAGTGGTATGGCATTAACTTTTTTCATTTCCAGCTGGTTTATCAGCTTTCTTTTTTGGAGCAGACTTAACTGGTTCTGCCCATCCTTTTTCAATAAGATCAACAGCGTTGTTCTTATCAGTTTCCCAAATCTCTCCAGCTGGAGGAATTGGTTTTCCATTGTATAGACCAGACATAGTGATCTTCATTTTGATTTTCATTGGTTCTCCTATTAATTCACTGAGACATTCGACTTTGGAAGTAGAGATTGAATGTTTGAAGCCAAATATCTCAGTCAATGATCCATTGCTGGATCTTGACCATCTTCATCAATTGCTTGATAAAAGACTAAGAAAGGTTAGGGGATTAGCCCATGACCATTCTTTTGACAGCGTTTGTGTCCATTAGATCTCCATCACCACGATAGATGAATCTGAATGTGACCAAATCATTGGCAAATGCAAAGTCAACAGATCTGTCAACTTGTATGCCTTGAACTTCACGAATGAAATATTTGCTCATATCTCCGAAAGCCATAACTTTCTTTGCTGTTGCAATTGTTTCAATGTTCGGATCAGTAGCAACTGGAGATCCAAGAAGTGTATCTGGATTTCCTTGTTGCAATGATGGTTGCCATAAATATTGATTATTGGAATCTTTGAACTGTCTAACTTCTTTCAAAGTAGCATCATTCATTATCCAAGCACCATTGATTCTATATGGGGAAGTCACACTGTGATAAAGGTCAATAACCTCATCTGGTGTGATAACTGTTGCTGATGCACAAGTGACACCAGTTCCAGATGCGTTCATAACGCCATTTGGTTTGCTTGAGCCATTGCCGACTGCATAGTCAGTTCCTGCTCCATTTCCTAATGCACGACCACCATCGTTTGCTAAGAATCCCTCGATGTCAACACCCTCATCAGCTAAAAGCTCTGAAGATACTTGAGTGAGGTAGGCATATTTGAAAGCTCCTAATGTGACTGATGCACTTGTTGGATCGCTTTCACCAATTGCTCCACCCTCTGCAACTAATGATGCAGATGATAAAGCTGTGATTTGTGGAAACTTGATGTCTTCGCCACCAGCTGTTGAAACAACTGTTGCAAACTGTCTCACGACAGCGTTCTCATCTAGTTTCGCAATTATTTGGTCATAAAAACCTTGGGGAACGAGTCCACCATCTGCTCCGACAGTTAAATCTCTTTTTTCAAAGTTGTGTGATCTAACTTCGCCATTTGCCATTGCTCTTAAGATTGAAGCATCACTTGGAGCTTCAACTTCTTTTTCAATGACTGGAGCTGGGGATGAAGATTCAAAGATTGCTCTTGCTTCTTCAGATTTTTTATTTGCTTCTTCAACAGATGCAAGTTCAGAAGTTCTGGCATCGATTTCAGACATTCTGTCATTCATCTTGTCCCAAGCTTCTTTTTCTGAAGCATCAAGTGATCTTTCCTCTTTGATCTCACGATCGTTGAGTTCTTTCATTTGATCCCAGAGATTGGCTCTTTCCTCGTATAGTTTTTCAACTATTGGATTGCTCATATTTTTCTCCTTATATGAAAATTTGGACAAGTGAATTGTGTTCGACTTATCCGAGTCGGTTGTTAGGCAATAAAGACTGATTTATCATCGAGTCTCTATCTTTGTTTATAAATCTTTCGATTTGAGAAGATCTAATCTTCTTTTTCTAGCTTCTGCATTAAAAACAGTTTCATTCTCTTCTGTGAGAAGATCTTTCAATAATCCTTGATTGTTTGCTTCAACTAGATCTCGAAGATCAAGTCCACTAAGTTCAGCTAAACCTTTAAAAGATCTCTCAGCTGTGACTGATGAGTCTTGATACGCTGGGAATGGTGTTGGACTAACTTCATAAAGTCTTGTCTCTAACACTTCTCGCATAACTGGTTCAGATGAAGATTCTGGCACTGACCATCTCTCTTCAATAACATCAAAACCAAAAGATGAGTTTGTCACATCGCCTCTTTCAATCATTTTGAATGCTGATCGATGATGTGTGATATCAAGATCCAAATTAACTTCATAATGAAGTCCTTTTGCATCTTCTGTGAGTTTTAATGTTCCAGCTCTCTTTGATCCAAGAACTAGATCAGTAGAGTGGTTGAATAAAGCTTTTATGTCATCCCTTGAGGTTTGTGTTCCTCTTTCTTGTAGTGTTTTAGTGAATGCACCTTTTTTGATCTGCTCAACAAAACCTCCACCAAGCACTTGAGAAGACCTATCAAAGATCGAAGCATATCCACTGATCACAGCTTTTGAGCCATCTAATGCTCTTGCTTCAAATTCATTGACTATATATCTCACATCGTGAGTTGGTGTTGGTCTGACTTGTTTAGGTTCTGAACTGAAGATTTTTTCGTTTATCTTTTCCAATGTTCTTTCTCCATTATTGTCTAATTTTTCAATCTCTCGATCTGCCCAAGCAATAGTTCGATCAGCTCCTTGAAGCATTGCACCAACAGAAATCTCTGCTGATCCAGATCCCCAAAGCCAGTGTGCAACCACACCAGCACTGATCTCTCCATCTTTAACTTGTTCAGATTGAAGATCACCTCTGTGCCTTTTTATCCACGCACTGAGTTTTCTTAACTTTTCCTCGGTGATTGATCCTCTTGCCAACAGTCTTGCTTCGCTTTTTGTTGCATCAACAAGTCCATCTCCAGCAAGATCTAAGTTGTCTAAACCTCTTTGAGCATTAGCTTGGACATAATCTGGCACATTAATATGCTCTGATCGTTCCTCAGCTCTATTAAGCATCTTGTCATCGTATTCTTGATGAGTTTTGCAAGGCATATAGAGAACCTCTTCATCAATTTCCATTTCGTGGAAAGATGTTTCATCAATATAACAACCAATGACTTTTGCTTTTTCTAGTGCTTCTGATTTAGATCCAAATTGATCTTGCTCTGGATATGGCATTAAATTCCTTTAATAGTTTAAGGCATCACGATGAATTGCCTTTTTATAATGTTCATCACTCCAATTCTCAACACCATCAATGGCATTAACTTTTGCTGGATTGAATATGGATTTGGTGTCCATCTTTTTATATGGATCTTTAAAGTCTCTTTTAGTATTATTCCAAGCGACTTCAAGTTCATCTATTGACCAGACTTCTAATTTTTCAGTCAGACCAATAGTTGGTGTCCAATAAGATGGATCTTGAGCATTCAAACCACTTGCATAAGCAGTTGGATAAATAAACAGCTCAAATTCAATTAAACATTTAGGAACAAAGTGATCTTTTGCATAATCTTTAACTTTTTGATTATGTGGATCAACAACATATCTTTGATAATCTCGATAAATGTCATAGTCTTGGTTCTTAATGTTTCGGCTTCCCTTAACTTCTACAAGCTTATTAATAAGACTCAGAGATCCATTTTTATTTCTTTTCCAATAAAGAACTGAATAATCTGGTTTATAGAATTTGGGATCGTGTGTGAAAGCGACTGCATTTGGTATGTGATACTCAAATGGATCAAGACCGAATCGTTGATATGATCCAACCTGTCCAACAAAGTCTTCCCATTTCCAACCTTGTTCAAATCGCTTAATATTGTTTAGAGACATATCAAACTCAAAACACTCCTCACCGAAGTTTCTTGAATCAATATTTTTCTTGAATCGTTGGTGATCTTTTCCAAAGATACCAAGCATCTCTTTTGTTTTGTTTATATCGTTTTCGATATTGGATGGATCAGCGATCCTCCATTGGTGTCTTAATGACATATAGTCCATTCCGACTTAGCGTATTTATTCGGATTGGTCTTCTGTGTCTTCCACTGCAATTTGATTCAAGTTTTGCAGATACGAATCTCCAATTTCTGAATCAACTGGTGAAAGATCTTCTTTAGCTCGAATTTCATTCACTGATAAGAACCCAGCATTTCTGCCAAGATTATAAGCTTCATAACGAGCTTTGATATTTGCACGAAGCAACCCAGAGACATCTATTCTTGCGAATTGATTTCTTGGGAGCAACATTGTCAGTGCAGTTTCCACTCGGTTGATATAGGGGAGAAGAGTCAGTTCATAAAAGATTCTATTCTGCTCCTCGATACTAGATCCGAGCTTCGTTGTTTCCGACAGATCACCGATCAAATATGCTGGGACTCTAAAAAGTCCACAGATCTCAGATTTAGTGTATTTCCTAGATTGTAGGAACTGCATCTGTTCGTGATCGAGAGCAAGTGGTTTCCAAGTGCTTCCCTCTGTCAAAATTCCAATATTGTGAGCTTTGTTAGATCCTTGATGCTTTCTATTAAAAGATTGCTTAAAGATTCTCAATTGCTCTTCAGTAGGAGTCGAGTTCATCTCTATAACGCCAGAGAGAACAGCTCCATTCCTAAAAAATGTCCCAGCAAACTCATCTTGAGCTAATGCTGATCCAATTGCTTCTGATCCAGCTTCAATTGGGGACAATCCATAGTCTGATCCTTGTTCAAAGTTCTTAATGTGAACAATTTCACCAGATGGATTTAAAACTGTGTATCTTGTGAACTTTTCTTTGCCATTGTATGTGTAGATCGCTTTCCCATTTTTTCTTTCAATCATCACATCATCTGGATGCAAGTTATATAAAGAACTAGGGAATCCATTGCGATCTCTTGAGGTGATTAACCAATAAGAGTTTCCATAAAGGCACAATGAATTGATTGTTCTGTGCATCCAAGTGAAAAGATCAGTTTCAGCATTAGGCATTCCATTAACTTGATCTAAAAATATTGGAGGGGCAGTAGGTTCACGATAATCTTGTGTTTTTCTATATGTTTTTACTGGCATTGTGGCAATAGAGTCACTGATCAGCGAAACACACGAATAAACTGTTGAACTCTGTATTGCAGATGATGGATCAACTGCTTTTCCAGAGCTTGTTTTTGTTTTGTCTTCTAATCCCAGATTGAACAATGAAGCATCAATGTCTCTGGTTTCGACATTTGGTCTAAAAAATTCTAATAATCTCATATTCTCTCAAAATCAAACAGCAGAGCGATTGCAATTAAGCCAAGTCCAACAACAAGCAGTCCCACTTGTGTTGAAACTAAAAATGCCGAGACAGACACGCTTATGAATCCCACGCTGAAAACGATTAAATTATTTAACATCTCTAATCCTCTTATAAACTTATAAATTCTGGAGCTTTTGATTCTGGTTCTGGATCTTCTCTTCTTAGATCTGACCATCTATCAAAAACCATTATTGAAGCAATAGCCAAGTCGATCTTTCTTGCAGATGACTTGTTTAACTTTGTGACAAGAGTTCCTTGTGGAGTCTCTTTAGGCACACAGTTGATTAAATGTTGAAAGAGATCAAAATCACCATCGTGAGAGAGATCTTTTTCTAATACAGCTGTATAAAACCTCGAAGTTGCCTCTGCCATTCTTTTTCGATAATTTCCCTCAAAATAAAGGATCATATCTTCGCCATAGCGATCTTCTAGCTCGGCAAGTTCCGAGTGAAACCCCATCGGATCAACAACGAACTCAACCACTTCATAATCTTTAAATATCTTGTGGATTCTTGCGATGACTTCATCTCTAGGTATTTTCCAAAGTTTGTTTTCAGTGACTGGTCTTTCCCAGTGACCAAGAACTTCCAAGTGTGGTCGTTCCTCTTCAAACGATAATCCGACCAGAGCTGTGGAGTCTCTTGAGTATGATCCATCAAAGCCCAAAATAATTTTTGATCCTTGTTCCAATTTTTTTTCGACATAACATTCCTCCCATACACCAGCTGGAAGCCATCTCTCAGCTGTGGATGTCCATTGATTTAAAAAGTATCTTCTGAACTCATTTTCTGGTATTTGTTGAAAAGCCCTTTCAAGCTGTTCACGATCAACCCAGTCATCAAGAGCTGGATTGCTCTGTTCCAAAGCTTTCGTTCTTTGCTTGGGATCTGCAATGTCCAAGTCTTGATCTGCTTCATAAATCTTATAATAAAAACCATCATCCTCGATCTGTCCCTCTTCTATGCTTTTAGCGTATTTATATAATCTATAAGCCAAGGAGTTTTCAACCCCAGCTGTTGTTATGTTGATCCCTATGGTGTTTGCTCTTTTTCTTAAACCATTCTGGATCACTAAGTGAGCTTTTTCTTTATTGCCAACCATCTCGTGGATCTCATCAAAGATACCAAAGGGAGCTGGTCTTAAACCATCGTTTCCACCACCAACACAAGGAACTCTTAAGATATAAGCGTTCGGATTGTCCTTAACTATGATCTTTCGTTCTTGTAGATCAACAAAGTGTCTTAATTCACCATTTGAGATCATTGCTTTTGCACTACCAAAGACAAGATCAGCTTGATCATAACTTGAAGCAACTACTGGAATGATAGGAGCTGAGTTTCCAGATCCGAGCAAACCATAAACAGCTAATGCTCCAGCAAGTTCAGTTTTTCCATTTCCTTTTGGGAGTGAAATATAAGCTGTATGGTGTTTGAATGATCCATCTTCTCTTAATTCAAAGAGTTCTCTGATCAGTTCTTTCTGCCAGTCTCTTAAGATGAATGGTTTTCCTAAATAATCACCAGAAGAGTGAACACAATACTTTTCTATAAATTTTATAACTCGATTGCCTTGAGTTTTCATTCTTCTTCAAGATCAGCATTAAGATCAGCAAGAGTTTTCTTTAAACCACCGATCTGGATTCCAAGTGATACTCTCGATTTTGGATTCATTCCAATGCGATCTTCTAATTGTCTGATCTCTGCATCTAATTTCAACATTGCACTGTATAAGGGATTTAAAACGACTTGTCCTTGTGATCCAACGACTAATCGATCCTTTTTAGCTTGTTTATAGACTCTCTCTCGCTCATCGATCAGTGTTGCAAGTCGATAAACAGCTGATTGATCTGATTTGTGATCAATAGCAGTTGCAAGATCACTGTTCCAGAAGTCTTCCCACCATTCTTTC